AAAATGAAAAACGCTTTGAAAAGCAAGGAAAAATAAAATGACAAACTTAAACGAAATCAAAAACAAAATTTCTAAATACGACTGGATGACTTATTCAGAATATAAAAATCTGAAAGAAGAAATCTTTTCTCTTGATGATGATTCAATATCAGAGCTATACAGCACAACTATGGATTTCATAGACGAAAATGAAACTGAACTTTACTTTTTAGAAGCAGAAGCAGAAAGAGATATGAAAGATTGGTATGCAAGAACTAAATATTTTAAAAAACTTTACAACGAAGTTGCAAGATATATGGATGACTTATACAGCAAAGAAATGGAATCAGAAGCAAAAAAAACAATAGAACAAAAACTAGAAGAAACTGATACTGAAATTTTAGTTAAATATGTTGAGGCTTTCAAAGAAATGGAATCAGAAGCAAAAAAAACAATAGAACAAAAACTAGAAGAAACTGATACTGAAATTTTAGTTAAATATGTTGAGGCTTTAGAAGATACTGATATGAACTTTCCACTTCTTTCTAAAAAAGAAAGAGCAAAACAATTATACATATCTAAAGGTATATTGTTTGCAAGAGGTTGTTAGTCTTAGCCAAATAACAAAGGGTCTTAATTGACCCTTTTTTTGTGCTATTATTTTGTGATGAAAAGATTTCTGTTTCCGATAGTAATACTATTATCACTCCCACTTATATTTCAAAGCACACCAACTGAAATATTAAAACTAAGAACTTTTGATGCACTAGTAAAGCAACAAGAACCATCAGGTAATTTTGTAATTTTAAACATCACAGAAGAAGATGTTGAAAACGAAGGTGGTTATCCTTTTCCAAGAAGAAGATTAGCAGAGATACAAGTAGAACTTATTAACGCAGGTGCTATTGGCGTGGGTTGGGTTATATCTTTTCCACAAGCAGACAGAATGGGTGGTGATGAAGTGTTTGCTACAACACTTGGTTATGTGCCTTCTGTTTTAGCTATGTTTGAAGATAACAGTGGTAATTACCCAAAACCTTCAGGAACTGTTGTCAAAGGTAATCATGTTAATGGTATAGTATCTATGGGAGTTAAGGAAAACCTGAACACTCTAACAAATAATACATTGCAGGGTTTAGCCATTGCTCCCACCGAAGTTGACCAACTTGTTAGAAGAATCCCATTACTTGTAAGCACACCTGAAAAAGAGTGGATTCCATCATTTGGCACACAAATATATAAAGCATTATTTGATNTTAAGACTTACATTATAAAGACTGGTGATAATGGTATTGAGGAAATATCAATTAGAGGAATACNACCAGTTAAGACAGATAGTCTTGGTCGTAAGTGGATTAGTTGGGTTGATACACCACAAACTGATTTAAAAGAAATGGATGTAGCAGGTAAGTTTGTTTTTGTTGGCGTTACTGCTAATGGTGTAATGCCACAGATAGCAACTCCAGTTGGATTATTAGAACCACATAAAATACAAAGTGCTTTAGCAGAATCAATCTTAATACAAGATAGCCCTTATATTCCTGATTGGGCATTAGCACTAGAAATACTTATATTTGTAGTATCAGTAAGCATGATATGGCTTCTATTAAACGCTTTAGGCATAACTTGGGGTTTAGTATTAGGTCTAGGAATAATGTTATCAACAGCTTATACAGGATATGAACTTATCCACAGGGGTTTATTGATTGATGTTACATGGACTTTGATTTCACAGTTTATTACAGGTGCAATAGCATTTTATTTACGCTTTAGAGAACAATGGAAGCTAAGAGTACAAATAAAAGGTCAATTTGGTACTTATATATCGCCTGATATGGTAGATATGATTGTTAAAGACCCTTCGCTAATGAAACTGGGTGGTGATAGAAAAGAAATGACATTTATGTTTGCTGATATTGTAGGTTTCACACCTATATCAGAAGCCTATATGAAAAATGATGACCCTGAAGGCTTAGTAGAACTAATTAATTTATTCTTAGATAGAATGACTAAAGTAATTCTTAAAAATGGCGGAACAATAGATAAGTATATGGGTGATTGCATCATGGCATTTTGGAACGCACCTTTACCTTGTGAGAATCATGCAGAAATGGGTGTAAAGACTGCTATTGAAATTGAGCTTTTAACAGAAGAACTTAACAAACAATTGAAAGAAGATGGATTAGATTTACCACCAGTTGTTATTGGAACTGGAGTAAATACTGGTACTTGTATTGTAGGCAATATGGGTAGTGAATTAAGGTTTGATTATTCAGTTATAGGTGATGCAGTCAATCTTGGTGCTAGATTAGAAGTACAAACAAGAACCTATGACACGCCAATACTTATATCGGAATATACTTACAATGAAGCAAACACAGCATGTCAAAGAATTGATGAGATTAAAGTTAAAGGTAAAGATGAACCAGTAGTTATATATGCTCCATTTATAAAAGATAAAATTAGAAAATTGTATAAAAACTAATTCCAATATAGAATCTCTTTATGGGATTTAAATTATCAATAATACTAGGTGGTTTATTGTTAGTCTCAATATCAGGAAGTGCTTGGTATATTGATAGACTTCAAGACAACATATCAACATTAAAAGGCAATCAAATAGCTTTAGAAAACTCTATAGCACAACAAAACGAATCAATTAAAACCTATCTTGCGAACCAAGAGAAGGCACAAAAGCAGATACAAGCAATAGAAAAAGAAAAACAGGAAGCAGTAAGAGAAGTAAACAAACTACGAACAACTTTTGCAAAACATGATTTAGATAATTTAGCATTAAGCAAACCTAAGTTAATAGAAAACATTGTGAACAAAGGCACAAAAAAAGTCAAAGAAGAAATAATAGCATTAACAGACCCTGATCAGTTTGAAGACTAATGTTAAAAATGAATATTTATGGATATTAAAACCTATAAGTACAAAATCAAAAAAGATTAGAGACAAAGCTAAAAAGCAGGAAGCCAAAATGGTAGGAATTAAATTAAAAAACATTTTTGTATTAATATCAGTTTTATTGATAGCAAATTGTTCAATGATGCCCAGTGCGACTAAGCCTGTAGAAGTAGTAACGATTGCAGAGCCAGTTCCTTTATACCATCCGCCTTTACCCCTAGAAGTTGGGTTGGTAGATATTGACTGGGAAATATTAACTCCTGATTTAATGAAAGAGTACCTAGAAGATTATGAAAATGGCTCTGCTCCTGCTATTGCTTATTACTCTTTAACTAGCAAAGAATATGAAAACCTGTCTATGAACATGGCAGAAATCAAAAGATATTTAAGAGACACTCTATCAATAGTTAAATATTATAGAGATTATGATAAAGAAGATAATGCAGAAGAAAAGGTGTCAGAGAAGAAATAATTTGATACCATTTAGTTTCATTCATTATATAGGAGATTGATATGATAGGAATGATAGGAGAATGGTTAGGAATAATCACAGGTGTTGTATGCGGTGCATCCATTATCTGTGCTTTAACTCCATCACCAAAAGATGATGCCATGATTGGAAAGCTCTATAAAATATTAGAGATGTTGGCATTGAATATTGGCAAAGCTAAGAAGTAATTAGCTATGTCTAAATCAGTCACGCCATTTGTATACAACGCTATACTTGAAAGGGTAATAGATGGAGACACCATAGATGTGACTCTTGATTTAGGCTTTGATGTCAAACTACATAAACAAAGAGTGCGATTAGCAGGAATAGATACACCTGAATCACGCACAAGAAATTTAGAAGAAAAAGCATTAGGACTTAAAGCAAAAGATAGATTAAAGGAACTTTGCTTTGGTGCTTTTAAAATACAATCTTTAGGTAAAGGCAAATATGGAAGAATCTTAGGAATACCTTATGATGAAAATGATAAAGACATTTGTGCAATGCTTATTGAAGAAGGACACGCAGTTGAATACTGGGGTGGCACAAAGAAAGCCAAAGTCCAAAAAGATGGAACATGGGGAGAGTAATATGAAAATATCACAAGAAGGTATAGCACTTATAAAGAAGTTTGAAGGTGTTGAATACAATGCATATAAATGTGCTGCTGGTGTATGGACAATTGGCTATGGACATACAGAAGGTGTCAAAGAGGGTGATTTAGTTTGTCAAAGAGAAGCAGATGAATTATTAGAAAAAGATATTGCTGTATATGAAGAAGCAGTAACTAAAGCTGTATCAGTTCCATTACATCAACATCAATTTGATGCACTAGTATCTTGGACATTTAATCTTGGTGGTGCGAATCTTAATGCTTCAACTATGCTTAAAGTTTTAAATCAAGGTGCTTATGAAGATGTTCCTTATCAAATTAAAAGATGGAACAAAGCAGGTGGCAAAGTTCTTGAAGGATTAACAAGAAGAAGATTAGCTGAATCATTGTTATTTGAGGGCAATGACTGGGAACATATTTAATGGCACTCAGCAAAACACAGACCAAGCGATTAGGTGGCATTCTTACATTAATGTTTGGCGATGATATACCTAGTGATTTATTAACAAGTCTTATAACAGATGGATATATTAGGGTTGATGGTCAAAAATACAATCTTACTGATAAAGGACTTGATGAAAAAAATCGTCTTTGTACTCTAGCAGGTCTAAATATTATGTATTCTTCTGAGAAGAAAGAAATTTCAAAATAAACAATATATCCTGTTTTTCTTTTAGTATTTTCTCTATGACCTTTAGTTCTCTTTCTGCTTGTTTTACTTCTTTCTCAATACTCAACTATTCATCACCCCTAAAAAACTAATGTAAATCATCATGATACATTTCACCAACAATAGCTTTTCTGTATAAATCTATAATATCTGAAAATATTTCTTTATTTTCATTCTTATCTAAATTATTTAAAAGATAATTCATTCTGTTTTCGTCTTTATCGCTAACACCTTTATTTTTTTTGTAATAACGTAGACATTTTTTTATAAATTCAATATCTGCTTTGCTAAAATTTTTAATTCTCATAATTATCCCTAATTCACAAAAACTTTTTGTTCTAATTTTTTAAAACCCCACATTTTTCTAAATGTAAGTTCAGCAGAATCTAAGTCTAATTTTTTTTCTTTGTACAGTTCTCTTTCAATGCAGTTAGCTACATACCATCTATCAAAGTTCACACTGTAAGGTGCTTGGTCATCATATAAAAATTCGTTCATTTTTTACCCCCTCCACTTAAAATTTCATTTAATCTTTGTAATAACATTTTGTGCTGTTCATAATTTAGCACTGCTTTGTCATGCATTTCAACTATTTGTCTATGAACATCAATAGCCATTTCGTGAATAATTAATTTATTATTTATTGGTTTTTTTCTGTAATCGTTAAGATTTACTACTTTACTCATTCTTTTTTTTATCCTCAACCATGTTGTTGTGCATGTCTATCCAGTCTATATCTTCTTCTACTATTTTCTTATCAGCTAAATAAAATAACACTGCACATGTTTCTCTCCACTTTCTATCAAGAAAGCTATCTAATTTTTTGAGTAGTTTTTTAATGTTGTTCATTTTTTTTCTTAACCCATTGCATATGTTTTATTAATTTATCGTTTTTTAATAACTCATCTGCTGTTTTGTTCATGTCATGCAACTCTCTACTGCTCATTGATTCTACATAATCACTCGTTTGAATCCATTTTTCATTAAAACCCAGTTTCTCAAGTTTAATTTTAAGTTTTGTTTCAAATTCATTGAAATTAAATTTTTCATCCATTATAAACTCCTAAAGTCATTAGCTTGTTCTTCTTCTTTTAGCTTTATATATGCGTGTAGGACACTCTCAGGTGTCTCACCAAGCGTTTTATTAAACAGTCTACGCTTTTCTATTATATTGATTAACTCGTTCTTAGAACGCATGTATTCCCATACTTCCATTTCGCCTAGTTCATCATTCAGTTCTTGTACTTGTTCTTTACA